CGGCGCCAGCCTCATGGTGCAACCGCCTCGCAGCGGCCACTGTTGCAGCTATGCCGATATTCGGCACAGACCAGCGGATAGCCAGCAGCAGCGCTGCCTGGTATCCACCGCCGCAGCACGAGCTTGCTGCTGTTCTTGTCAGCGCAAACGGTGCCAACGGCTGGCACCTTTACTGGCCGCTGGCATCCCACCAGCACGATGCAGAGTGCCAACAGCGCAATAGCGCAAAAGGCGCATGCTGCCAGCCTTCCAAACTCAATCCACATTGCAATCACCTACAAGCCGCAGGTTTGCGGCTGTTGCCTCTGTTGACGTTTCGTCGCTGACACCCAAGCGATAGCGCTCGATGGCCGCTGCAGCGCTTGGGCCGCAGAAGTTTTGGCTCGCTTGCTGTGACCAAACCTGCCACTCCAGCTCCGCGCTTGCATGCCTGCGGGTCATTTTTGACCCGCTATAGCCACTGCCTGCTGGGCGTATCCAGCATTCAACAGTCAGCGAAACCACATCCAGCCGCTGGGTTGCCAGCTCTTGCAGGGCCAAAAATGCCTCCCTAAAGTTCATCGCTCGCATCCTTTCGCATCTGCCGCGCACACAGAGCATTCGCCAATCATCTCCATTTCTATGGTCTTTTGGCCGCAACGGGGGCAGCTTTGATAGCAATCACAACTGCCATCCCGTTCGATTTCTGATCTGCACTGGACACACCAATCGCCAAGCTGCGCTTGGTCAATGTGCCACTGCTCACATCCCGGCGGTAGGTTGCTCATGACCGAACCAGGGCCCGGCAGGCTTTGCATACCTGCTGTTGGTTGATTACATGGGTGGTGGGCCCATGCGAATAGTCGCACGAGCTGCATGGGCTCATGACGAAATCCCCATTGTCATCTTGGTCCAACCAGGCTTCGAGCGATCTTTGCACCTCGAACTGCTGCTGGTAGCTCATCCCAGCTCGGTCGAGCGCGAAAAGAGCAACGTTGGCCCAGTCTGCGGCCGTCTTGCCGAACGGACACGACGATCGGGGCTCGATCAAGGTCGCTGTGTTTTGCTTCTCTTTCATGATGTGCACTTTGCCACATATTCGGAAAAAGTGTCAAACCTTTTTCACACGTGGTCGGTGTTTGACGTTCCGTAAAAGCGTATGATAAGGTTGCGCAATGCATTTACCACATTTGGCAGCAAAACTTGCTGCAGAGACTGGAATATCAACCAAAACCACACGCAAATGGCTTGATGGCGGCGGAGTTGCGCCAGGCATTGCCTATGCGCTTCGCGCCGCAGCAAAGAAGCTTGGCATCGAGCGGCCGCAGCCGCAGCAGCCAGTCAGTGAGGCAGGATAGCAGTGCCTAGAGGCAGGTTTTTGGGGCGAGAGGTCAGCACATCAGAGCGGCTGGCAAGTTGCTCCGGACCTAGTCCGGACAAGTCCAGACTACTCTGGACATGGTCCATGCCGTGGGCAGACCGCGATGGCAGACTGCCAGGTTCGGTGGCCGTGCTGCGGGCGCTGGTTGTGCCCATGCTTGACTGGTCGCTGGACGATACCGAGACGGCTATAGCTGACTTGGAGAGCGTTGGGCTGGTTCTGCGATACCAAGACGAAGCGGGCCGCAAGGTGCTGGAATTGTGGAACTTTGCCGCACACCAGCAGGGCATGAAATACGATCGGGAAGCTCCGTCAAAGTACGGGCCCAATCCCGAAAGCGCAGGAGAGGTCCGGACCAAGTCCGGAGTTGTTCGGCCTAAGTATAAGTTTAAGTCTAAGTCTAAGTCTAAGTCTAAGTCTAAGTCTAAGTCTAAGTCTAAGTCTAAGTCTAGGGGTGCGCCTGCGGCGCCTACCAAGCGAGGATCCAGGCTTGGCGATGATTGGTCGCCATCAGCTGCACATGAGCGGCTAGCTAGCGAGCTGGGCCTGGATCTGGCTGACCAAGTCGATCGTTTCCGAGACCACTGGCTTGCTGAGACTGGCAGCAAGGCAAGCAAGCTCGACTGGTCGCGAGCATTTAATAATTGGCTGCGCCGAGCTGGTGACTTCAAGCCAAGAAAACGTGCCAACAACAACCTGGCTGCAGACCTATTTGCAGCTGCAGACAGATTGGAAAGGGGCGGGCAATGACCAAGGCCGAAGCAACTCGGTTGGTGGCTGTCCTGGCTGCCGCATGGCCCGACAGCAAGGCCAGCAAGCAGACGATGGCGCTATACGTCACCAGGCTGCTCGATTGCGACTATGGCGCTGCTGAGGCTGCTGTGCGCCGGTTGGTCGACACATCGCGGTGGATGCCTCGCATTGCAGACTTGCTCGATTCCATCGGGCCACCACCAGCGATTGCGCTCGAGCAGTGGGGCAGGGTTTGCTATGCGATTCGCATGGAGGGCGCTTACTCGCCACAGCCAAAGTTTCGCGATGCAGTCACCGAGCATTGCGTCGGGCTCATGGGGTGGCGCTATCTGTGCAAAAGCTCCAATGGCATGGCTGACAGGGCCCGCTTTTGCGAGCTATATGATGCAGTAACCAATCGGGATCGCATCGAGCGCAGAGCTGGGCAAACAAGGACCATCGCAGCGGCAAGGTTGCGCCAGTTGGAGCAAGGCAATGGCTGACATCATCACAGGTGATTGCCTCGAGGTGTTGCGGGGCATTGATAGCTGCAGCATCGATGCATGCGTCACAGATCCACCAGCTGGCATTGCGTTCATGGGCAAGGCCTGGGATGGCAGCAAAGGTGGCCGCGACCAGTGGATAGCTTGGCTTGCTAGCGCCATGGCTGAGGTGCTGCGAGCGCTAAAGCCTGGTGGCCATGCTGTGGTTTGGGCGCTGCCTCGAACGTCGCACTGGACCGGTATGGCTTTGGAGACAGCCGGGTTTGAGGTGCGCGATTGTTTGACGCATCTGTTTGGCTCAGGGTTTCCCAAGTCGCACGACATCAGCAAGGCGCTTGACAAGCAGGTCGGCGCCGAGCGCGAGGCTGTGGGGCCGTCACCATGGAACGCGCGCAAGCCGCATGGGTCAGCTGGCGTCAATAGCGTTGGCTTGAATGCCACACCTGGAGCGCCGGACATAACCGCGCCATCCACCGACGATGCCAAGCAATGGGACGGATGGGGCTCAGCTCTGAAGCCGGCCGCCGAAATGTGGTGGTTGGTTCGCAAGCCGCTGGTGTCGCCCGCGGTTAACGTGTTGGCCGTGGTAGAATCGGCGTTGCGTAGCAGGGGAGTTCTCGGAGATATCAAATGGCAAAACGAACGTGCAAAAGGTGCAAAGCCGTCAAAGACGGCGACGAGTTCGTTATCAACAGATCAGCCAAGTCAGGCGGGAATATCTGTAGAGAATGCCGGCGAAAAAGAGACGGCGAAAAAAGGGAAGCGAACCGCGAGGTCTACCGCCAAAAGCACCGAGAATGGGCCAAGAACAACAAGCCCCGCATTGCGTCCAACCGGCGCAGGAACGACGCAAGGCTCAGAAGCGAAGTGCTCGCAGCCTATGGTGGGCGGTGTGCATGCTGCGGCGAAGATGAGCAGGTCTTCCTCGTCCTCGACCATGTCGACGGCGGCGGCGCAGCCCACCGGGCACGCACACACAGGAAGGTCTACGCAGAGGTCAGACGAAAGGGCTTCCCGCCCGGATTTAGAATCCTTTGCTGGAATTGCAACTGGGCTTACCGGGTCCATGGCAACTGTCCGCATCAAGCGGGGGCCCAACGGCTACTTCGTTTGGCCCAATGACCTACCTAGGCAGGTTGGCGAGCGACGGCTAACAATCGCGGCCAACGTGCTGGAGCACGGCACGGGCGCGGTCAACATCGATGGGACGCGAGTTGGCAACAGCAAGCGCGTACCTGGTAGCGGTCGCAAGGCAACTGATGCGATTTACGGCACCTATGGTGCCCAGGACGGCAGCGAAAGCGGGCACGACCCAAACGTCGGCCGATGGCCGCCCAATGTGCTCCTAAGCCACCACCCCGACTGCGGCGCGCAATGCGAGGCCGACTGTCCGGTTAGGATGCTCGACGAGCAAAGCGGCGACAGGCCTAGCGGTATCGCCGTGACTCGCAACGGCGGTGGGCGTCAGATTTGGGGCGCTCGAAATACCGACGGACCGTTGCCCGACAGTGGGTACAGCGACAGCGGTGGTGCATCGCGGTTTTTTCCTCGGTTTCGCTACTCGCCAAAGCCCAGCACTGCAGAGCGAGAGGCTGGGCTTGGGGGTGTTGATGCTGAGGTGTTTGTGCAGGGCTATGCAGGCAACCCAAGTGCATCACCAGATCGGCCCGATGATATTGGATTGAATCGCATTAAGCGCAGGAGCAACATCCATCCAACTGTAAAAAGCATCGATCTTATGCGCTGGCTATGCAGGCTTATCACGCCACCAGGTGGCTTGGTGGTTGACCCATTCTGTGGCTCTGGAACGACTGGCATGGCTTGCAAAATTGAGGGGTTTCGATTTGTTGGCATCGAGCAGAGTGCGCAGTATGCAGATATAGCTCGCAAAAGGATTGCCGCTTGTAGGTTTGGCAAAGCTGAGCCGCTCGCCTCGCCAAAGGCCAAAGCCGACCAGAGACAGATGGGCTTGTTTGATGACTGACAACGACTGCCACCACCGCTATGCCCACACAAAGGTGTTATGCACTCGATACTGGCGCTGCCAATGTGGCGTTTTGATGATTGCGCCCATGGGCAAAAACCGCAGGCAAAAGCCATTTGTTGCCAGCTGCAGCCATGACCGTTGCAGCAATGCAGCTTTGATTGTGCTCGGCCGGCTGACGGCCTACTGCTCTGCGAGCTGCGCCGAGTCTGACCGATGATTGCGGTTAGGATCGACGTCCGCACTCGCTCGAAAACAAACGAGCGAGGCCATTGGACAAAGCGCCATCGCAAGACTCGAGCAGAGCGGCAGGCGACCCAGGTGGCGTTGTTGGTTGCTGGCGCAAGGCAGCCACCCTTGCCAGCAAAGGTCGAGCTTTGCAGGCTGGCACCAAGGGCGCTGGATGATGACAACCTGCGCGGCGCACTCAAAGCGATCCGCGATGAGCTTGCAGACTGGCTTGGCTTGCCAAACGATCGCGATCCACGCGTCATCTGGCATTACAGCCAGGCCAAGGGCAAGGCGCGTGAATATTCGGTGCTGGTGACAATCAGCCGATGTCAGCAACCAAATGCCACCCCCGGGGGGGTGGCAGGGAACGATTGACGCGGCACCGGTCCCAGGACCAGTCAGGCCATTTTCACACGCCGGTCGGTCACGATGGCTGGGCTAGTGTGTGATCGACACCAGCGCCACCGTGCGAGCAGTCCAGCAATGGCACCAATGTAGGTGCAAAAAGTCAGCTGATGTTGCCCAGATAGCTCTGGCACTTGCGGCGGGGTTGCGATCTTAGCTATCATGTCAAATTATGGGTGGACGCCCAACAAGTTTGACGGATGAGGTCAAAGACATCATCTGCAGCCACCTGGCAAACGGTGCAACCTACCAAATTGCCTGCCAAGCTGCCGGAATCACTAGGGCAACGGCTTACAATTGGAAGGCTCGAGGTGAAGCGGGCGAGGCGAATTTTGATGAGTTTTTGGACGAAGTCGAGCGGGCCAGGGCACGCTTCGAGGTGCTTTGTTTGCAGCGGCTGAATGCCCTGGATGACGATGGCGGCAGGTCTAGCGGCAGCGTGGTCAAGGCGTTGACGTGGCTGCTAGAGCGCACTCGCAACGATCGCTATGGCCCGAGCATTACTATCAAAGTGGCCCAGGCAAGGGAGCAAATGTTAGATGTCGCACAGCGGGTTTGTTCGACGCAAGATTTCGCACGGCTCTGCAGCGAGCTGGCGAGAGGTTGCGACGCAGAGGCTGAAGAGCCTGCAGCTGCAGCGATCCACTAGCCCAGACCGCCTGCTGGATTGGGTGCCTAGGCTATCGCCAAAGCTAATGTCACCTGTGTGGTTGTGGCAGCTGGCCTGGGCGCTGGATAGTGCAGAGCATGGCCCGTGCAGGGTGTGGTTTACGGTGCCACCTAGGCATGGCAAAAGCGAGCTGCTGCTGCATGACATCGCCAGGGTGCTGGCAAAGGACCCAACGTCGCAGCTGCTGTACATGACGCACACAGCGACCTTTGCAGCTAAGCAGAGCAAGCGTGCTCGCAGGCTGGCAAAGGCAGCTGGTGTGTCCCTGGCAGGCGATAGCAATCGCGCCGACGAGTGGGAGACTGCGCAGGGTGGTGGCCTAGTGGCTCGAGGCATTGGCGGAGAAGTGACTGGCCGAGGCTTTTGCAAAGCATACATTGACGATCCAATCAAAAACCGAGCAGAGGCAGAGAGCCCAACGTTCCGAGACAAGGCCTGGGCAAGCATCACTGATGATGTGCTCACTCGATTGACACCAAGCGGCTCTTGCTACCTGGTGCACACTCGCTGGCACCCAGACGATGCGATAGGTCGAGCAATCAAGGGTGGCTGGCCTGGCATCACTCGCAGGGCAATAGCAGAGCCAGGCGATGGCGATGGCAGGCAAGATGGTGAAGCGTTGGCACCGCAGCTTGGCTGGACTGCAGACGTTATCCGAGAACGCATGACAGCAATTGGTGACTATGGCGCTGCGTCATTGTTTCAGGGGAGACCGCGCAAGCGGGGCGGTGCGGTGTTTGGTGTGCCACACTTTTACAGCGAGCTGCCAGCAAGGCTGCAGTATGGCCACGGTGTCGACTTGGCATACACCAGCAAAACCGTGGCAGACCGCAGTGTGGTTGTGACACTGGGAAGGTTTGGTGATTGCTATTATGTGCTCGACGTGGTCAGCCAACAGGTTGAAGCTCCAGAATTCACATTGTCGCTGGTGTCTGCAGCTACCAAGAGGCCAGGCAGGATGCTTTTCATCGGCTCAGGCGTCGAGAAAGGCAGCACGCAATTCATCAAGCGCAGAGTCCCGCGCTTTGAATTCAAAGCTGCGACCAGTGACAAGTTTGTGAGATCCCAAGAGTGCGCAGCAGCGTGGAATGCTGGCAAGCTGCTGGTGCCAGACCCAGCCACCCATCCAGCGCCTTGGCTGTTTGATTTCCTCGAGGTGATTGAGAGCTTCACCGGGATCAATGATGCTCGTGATGACGAGGTTGATGCGCTTGCTAGCGCTCATCGGGTACTATACAAGCAGCGCAGGGTTGCCAGGCATGGGCGCAGAGTGCCAGGACTCAAAAGGAGAATGTGATGTGGTTCAAGGTTCATGTGGGCAGTGTTTGCAGGTGCACAGCTATTGATTGCAGGGCAGCGCTGCGGCGGAGCTCTGAGGCCTACATCAACGCAAAAGGCACCGTGGTTTGTGTTGCTTGCTATGCCGAGCGCTATGCAGGAAAGCCAGCAGATGACGCTGAGGCATGCCTGATTTGCAATGACAAGTTTGCTCGGCCTGGTAGGCAAACGTGCTCGCGAAAGTGCGAGTATCGTCTGAGGCGCCAGAACAAGAGCCATGCCCAGGCATCGGCAGAGATGACAGATGCCAACGCCTAGGCAGCAGCACAGGCGTGTCTATGTGCCATGGTCGCCTGGCATCAAGCCCAGCTGGACGGTCAACGCTGTTCGATCTGCGCTCAATGCGCATGAGCTTGGCGACTTCAGCGAATCATCAAAGCTCATCGATGCAATGGGCAGAGATGATCGCATGGCTGCCGTGCTGAGCACTCGCATCAATGCGCTGATGAGGTCCGAGTTTTCGCTGTTGCCTGGCGATGATGACAGCGAGCGAGCTGCAGACATTGCGCAGGATGCAGAGCGCTGGTGGTGGCATGGCTTTAGCGAGGCAAGCTTGGCTGAGCTGCTGCGATGGTATCTGATGGCAGGCGTTGCCATTGGTGAGATCATCTGGGAGCGCACCGCAGGCGAGTGGCGGCCCAGGCTCAAAGTTTGGAACATGCAATGGGTTTGGGCAGACCGAACCGAGCGCTGCTACTACATCACAGCTCGAGCTGGCCAGATCAAAGTGCCAATGGATGGCAATGATGGCAAGTGGCTGGTGTTGGGTCGAGGCGATGAGCCATGGATGGGTGGCCTGGTGCGATGCCTGGCTATCCCCTGGCTGGTGCGTCAATTCGCTGTGAGAGATTGGGCCCGCTATAGCGAGCGGCATGGCATGCCAATCATCCTGGCTGATGTGCCCGCAGTCAGCGATGCAGCAGACAAAGACCAATTTCAAGAGGACATCAGGATTCTCTCCACCGAAACCACAATCCAGCTGCCGACCAATGTCGACGAAGATGGCGCCAAGTTTGACCTGCGATTGCTGGAGGCCACAGACCAGAACAGCGATGGGTTTAAAGACCTCATTCGACATGTTGATGATTCGCTGGCCATTGCGCTGACTGGCAACAATCTTACAACCCAGATCGACAGTGGCAGCCTTGCAGCTGCTCAGGCTGGTGGCGAGGTCAAGCGGGAGCGCACCGCTGGAGATGCTCAAGTGCTATCCACCGAGCTGCGCAGCCAGGTGCTTAGCTGGTGGGCTGCCTATAATTACGATAATGGGGCAGAGCTTGTGCCATGGCCACACTGGGATGTTGCGCCACCTGTTGACCTAAAGCTGAACGCAGAGACCCTCGAGCATCTTGGCAGGGCCGTGGCAGGCCTGCAGGCTGTTGGCCTGACCATCGACGAAATAGAGCGCTTTGGCGTTAGCAAATCAGACGATGCGCCACCCATGGGGTTTCAGCCTGTGCAGCAAGAGACAAGCGTGAGGCTAGCCAGTGGCGACACCAGCAGCGCATTTGTGGCAGGCCAGCAGTATGCAGATGATCTGGTCGATGAGGGTATCAAGCGCAGCAAGGGCAAGGTGGGGCTGCAAGAGGTTCTGGCCATTGTCGCCAACAGTGGCAGCTATGAGCAGTTGCGCGAAAACCTGCGAACAGAATATGCAGACATGTCAGCCAGCGGCTTTGTGGAGCTGTTCGAGCGGGCGCTGATTCTCAGTGAGCTTGCTGGCCGGTTTGCTTTGCTTGATGAGCTATGAGCGCAGCCGTGAAATTGCAGGATGACGCCAGGCCAGCCGTTGGCCTGCTCATCCGTGCTTTTGACGAGGCCATCGCATGGCACTTGTCACGGCTAGTGATGACCGATGATGAGGTTGCCCAGCTCATGGCCAATGCTCGCAACCAGGCGTTTTGGGTTGGCAACGTTGCGCAGCTGCGACTTGTGCAGGATGTGTTTGACGAAATAAGCAAAGGGCTCCAGCAAGGGCTTGGCTATGCTGAATTCAGCAAGGCAATGGCGGGCAAGCTTGCCAGGGCATGGGGTGGCGCCAACCCATCGCGGGTCGAGGTAATATGGAGGACAGCTATCCAGACTGCATACAACGCAGGCAGATGGCGACAGATGGAGCAGCCAGCGGTCAAGCGCTTCAGGCCATTTCGCATGTATGACGCTGTGCTGGACAGCCGCACCACCCCATATTGCAGAGACCGTGACGGCATAGTCAAGCCAGCTGACGACAACTGGTGGAATACCAACTGGCCTCCTTTGCACTACAATTGCCGCAGTGGTGTGCGATCGCTAACGCCAAGGCAGGCGATGCGCAAGGGCATAGCTCCTGCTGACCTAAAGATACCAGCTGCACAGGGCAGCTTTGGCAACAGCCCAAGAGCAGC